ACATTTTACGGAGATAATACCCTATGACTAACATTATTAAAGATAAGGCTGTACAGACTAACGCTAACACTGACGGTGTAAAAGCAGTTGATTCTGTTCGCCATGAAGAAACACCATTGGAAGTTCCTGAAAGTGAAATCATTGCTGTAGAAGGCTCAGGTGCTATGGCATATGCTGAGCAGTTAGCCTTCATGGCTGAGAAGGTTGAAGTTCTTATTCTCGATTCCCATGATACGGGGGACACTACACGTCTTATAACCATTACGAACAATGGCAAAGACTATAATATGCTTCGTGGCAAATGGTCAATTGTACCTCGATTTGTGCTGGAAACTTTAGCACGGACTAAGCGTGAATCATGGGCTTTTTCGTACAAGAAGAATAACGATGGCTCGACTTCTGATACCAATCAGATGCACCGAGCACTACGCTATCCACACCAGTTTAAGGATAAGAATCCTAAAGGGATGGTGTGGTATGACTCCATAAAGGATTTACATTATTAAGGGTTAAGTCTTATGCTTGTATCCGAAATGATTCGCCGTTTACGTGTTGCCCTTGAAGATGAAAAGGCTCCGTATACGATTTCGACTGATCGTATCATGCTCTGGCTTCAAGGGGCCTATATGGATCGGCAATTGCAGTCTGATTATTGGAAGTTCCTGCACCAGCGCGGGCTTTTTATTACGACTGTAGCGGATACAGAAGACTATGCTGTGCCTCTTGTAAAGGATATCGATCCACAATCGCTGTATTATATTAAAAGCGGAACGAGTGCTAAGATTCCTTTATGTTTGAAAGACTATGCTAGTTGGGTTGAGGAAGAAACTAGCGGAACAGAGGATACCACTTCAGCACCAAGCTATTTGATTGAAATGCCTGACCACGGTTGGAAGGTTGATCCTGTTCCTGATGGGGTTTATGCAATTTATGCTGATCGTTGGTACAGGCCTAGTGAGTTTGTGGATATGAATGCGGAGCCTTTGTGGGAAGCAGAACTTCATGAGATTGTGGTACTGGAGGCAATGAAGATTGCTGTTGCATTACGCCCCGACAGCCCTAGCAGTGCTGTTATGGCGCAGCAAGTTCGTGAGCGGTTACCTCGAATGGAACGAGTATTCAGTCGCCGATATTTACCTTCGATTGGTTCTGCAGGTACATTTTTATGAATACGCAAGAGTTAATAGATCGAGTTAAACTTCGCTTGGATGATGAAATAGCTCCTCGTGTGTTTAATGATGATGATATTCTGGTTGCACTATCTGATGCACAGAACGAGTTCGCTCTTCGGACACTGTGTATATTTGATGGAGAAGATTCCATTGCTGTTACTGCTGGAAGTCCGTGGGTTAGTTTTCCTGTGGGAACTTTATGGGCTACTGCAGCCTGGCTTGATACAGGAGAGCAGGTTAGCTTGGTAACTCAACACGAGTTAGAGTTTGGCTATTTTGATCTTGGCGGGGTGGAGGCGAATATGCGTCATTCTAATTGGCGCATAGCTACAGGACTGCCACAGTTTTTGGTTACTGATCTCGGGCCTACACAGGTACGATTGGTTCCTCAGCCTATAGCAAGTGGCACATTGTTTTTGGAGCGCTATCGTTTGCCTGATGCCTCGTTGGCCCTTAGCCCTGCTGTAGAGCCTGAAATTCCTGCCCAATATCATTCAGATCTTGTTATTGGAGCACTTGCATATTTGTTCGATGTTCCAGATCAAGAGGTTTATGATAAGGAAATGGCACTATTAAAGCGAGCTACTTGGGAGAATCGACTTGTAATTGCTGAGCAACTACTACAAACGGTCGTACGTATCCATGCAAGGGTTATTCCTCCTCCAATAGGGGCTTCATTTATTCCACCTGTGAGCAATACGATTGGCGCAGGGCCAAATAGCAATACATAGGAACTGACTCGAATGAAGCTTGACCAATTTCCTGGCCTGAACACTGTAGCCAACTCTTACGAGCTTGGCTTCGGTGGGCTAACCCAGGCTGAGAATGTCGATATAAGCCAGAATGGTGATGTGTCTCAACGCCCAGGAAGGGTTAAAGTATATACAGGAACTATTCAGGCTGCTTGGGGTGATGGACAGGACTTTTTATTCATCGAGGGCAATACACTTAAGGTTCTGAATGCTGATTATTCAGCCAGCACATTAGTTTCTGGGCTTATTTCTGGTCATGCACTGTATATGTTGCGCTCAGCTGTCGGCAGGCTTTATTGGAGCACTGGTGCTGAGCACGGAGTGGTGGAAGATGGGACTAATCGGGACTGGAGTACATCAGAGACTAATTATTGGAGTGGAACAACGGATGAAGATGTGTTGGCTGACCAGCTTCACCAAGATAGTATGCCCATTGGCAAGCAGATGGTAGAGTATATGGGTCGTATTTGGATGGCCTATGACAACATGCTTATCTATACTGATCCGTATTCTGAACTGACTGACCTGAGAGAGAATTTTATCCCTATAGGGGGTTTGATTACTAACCTGGGTGTTGTATCAGACGGTCTGTTTGTTACAACTGACAGCCGATCATACTTTCTTAGTGGTCGTGATCCGGCAGAAATGTCTATTGACCAGAAAGCACCTTACGGGGCAATACCTAACACCCTAGTCCAGGTGGATGGAAGGGTCTTGGGAGAGGGACAAGATACACTAGGTTTGCTTTGGGCAAGTGTTCAGGGTATTTGTGCTGGCCTTCCTAATGGTGGGCTTGTAAATGTTACAGAAAAGCAGATTAAAGAATTGACTGGGGTAAGTGGGACTGGATTGTTGCGTGAACTTGGTGGCCAACAGCACTATATTACTGTTTTACAAAATTAATTTTATAACGAGGATTTAAAAATGGCATTACGACTTTCTACAGGTTTACGGAACAAGGCGCTGGGCACAGCTGATGTTAAAACAATTCTTACCCTGTGTAAGATTGCTATCTATTCTGGTGCACAACCTGCAAATGCGGATGCAATAGCCACAGGTACATTGCTTGCTACTATTAGTCTGGCTGGTGGTGCTACAGGACTTTCATGGGAAGCCCCAGCTGCTGGTATATTGGCCAAGGCTATAGCAGAGGCTTGGCAAGGTACTGCAGTTGCTACTGGAACAGCAGGTTGGTTCCGTTTGTACGAGGCAACGGATGATCCAGCAACAGCTAGTACTGTGCTTGCACGTTTTGATGGGTCTGTTAGCACATCAGGGGCACAGCTTAATATGACTTCTACAGCCATTGTGACAGATGCTGTACAGACTATTTCAGCATTTACATATACTCAGCCTGCTAATTAATAGGTAGTTTTGTGTTTGGTTTTGCCTACCTTCAGGAAACATCTGCGGAGGTAAAGCAGGAGTTAGAAGCCCTTGCTTTACCCTATATAGCTGCGGCAAAAAGGACAAATAAAAAGTTGGCGCTAAAAGCGCTTGATTTCTATACACTTATCTTTCTACCTGCTAAGAAAATAGTGGTGGTAGCGTTTAGTTTTACTCCTAACGCATTGTTATTAGGTTTAGACCCTTTTACTTTTTTATCTACTCCTTCCTGGTATAAATCTACACACGTATATGGGGGTGGATACACAGACATAAGTACCACTACTCCAGCTTACTTATCTCATGTTAAGCTAGCAAAGCTTTCAGAATTTTCTTTTGCTAACTATGAACATTCTAGTGAAGTACAAACATTGGCTAATAGTCAAGAAATTTTATATGTAGGGGCTACAGGAGAAAATACTCATGTATGGTACGAGTATACTGAGGCTTTGTCCTATAATAGGGATAAGGTATATGAAGATTTATTTTATGATACTTTGTGGCAGCCTATTGTTAGCTCAGACAAAGCAACCGTTGTTTGTTTTTTCCAAAACTATATAGCTAGGGCTGCTAAGGGCCTTATGTTTTTTGATAGTAATCCTGTTACTGAAGTTAAAACAGATCCGTTATTTTTACGGCTTAACCTACCTCGCGCAGTTTTACGTAGTACTCAGCTTACTATACTAAATGATGCCTTTGTTTGGTATTTAGGTAAAAATGCTGAGAATATTACTAAGGGGTTTTACTGCAGTTTTGCTGATATGTTAGAATTATTGCATACTTATGACGAAACTAACCCTTATTTATTAACGACCTTTACTTTTGATATAGCTTATGATATAGAAGTGTCTATTTATCCTGTATTAGTTACTTTACCTTTCTTTGGTGAAATTGAAATAACTGTGGTAAAGGATAGTACCGGGTTTTCTTTTACTGAAATATTATATGAAGGTAATATATTCGAATTAGAAGTTCAAGACACTTCAACTGTAACAGATATAACTACTGGAAGTGTGACAGGGTTGACTACTACAATCCCACTTAATACAAGTCTTTCTTTTTCTATAAGTACTAAAGTTATAAATAGGTATAATGATGTTGTGTACTTAGTTCCTATGGCTCCTTTTGAATATTATATAACTAATCATTTTGATTCTTTAACTTATACAGGGACAGAAGATGAACAGTATATAGAAACATACCAGTATACAGATAAGGTAACTTCGGAACTTTATGTTGGAATTGTTTATTACCAGCAATTGTCTGAGTTTAGCTTTCTTACCCCGATTCCTGGGAGTCTTGATCTGTCACGGTATAGAAATGATTATTATGGGTCAATTTTAAATATCCTAGAATCATACCAAGTAACTAATAAGGGCTTAGTCCTGGTATCCCCCCCTCCACTTATTACATATGCAGAGGGTAACTCTACTGCTGATGTTCATTCTAAAACAGGAACTAGTAGTGCTAGTAGCTATACGAAAATGTCTACATATGATGGGTCAAAGTATATAGATAGTCAAATTGACTCTTCCACTATATATACTTATTATGATCTTGGTGATTATGATATTGTAAGTACGAGTGATATAACTCCTTCTACTTTGCCTCAGCCTGATGGGTTAAATATGACTACTCATATTAATATGCTCGGACAGCATATTTTAGCTGTTAGTAAAGGTTTAGGCGTTGAGTATAATCCTACTACCTTTAAATTTGATTTTTCTTACAGAGAATTATATGATGGCGTAACCAGTCCTATAGGGCTAATGGGCGCTATTGAATATATAGGTGATAATAACCCAAGTCAGTTAGATACTATTACAGCAAACATACGTTACGATGAAATAGTAAATACTTTTATACACCCTGATTATATTAGAGATACTACTGGAACATACTCTTTTCGAACAGGTTATATGGAATATGGGGCCTATTCTTTTCGTTATGATAGTAATATAGATATAATTTCCTGGGACGTTAGTATAGGTATTTTAGGTTATTCAACACCTGCTAAATATAAAGAGCAATTTATTCCTTATCATAAAGGTAGTTATGCGTTGCCAGTATATAGCTATAATCTCGGTCGTCGTTTGCACAGAATCTATTTAATAGGCCCCTCATTTATTCCTATTGGTTCTTGCATATTCAGTGTCGAAAGTGCTGCACTAGGTAACATGGCATTGTATTTTAACATGTACAATGTATACTATGAACTTTTTAAGCGTAAGCATGATGCTAACTATGCAGCTTGGTCAAAATTATCAGATGAAGCTAAGGGTGCTAATCCTTTTGAGCCTGAAATAGATGAAGAAACAGGGTTGTATAAGTATGCTTTTACAGAGGCAGATATATCTAACTATGAGTATTATGCTGCTTTTAGATTAATTGTTGAAAATGAAATAATACCTAATATAGTTTATAATGATTTTGCATCTATCGACTTAATAACTACTGTATTATTTTCTGAGGGGGTTGTAAATCAATCTCTTGATTATTACATAATGCTTAATGCATAGGAGACCATAATGGGTACAGGTACACTAACAACGATAGGAAAAAATGAGGCACTTGATGCTCTTGTTTCGACGAATACTACACTATATTTAGCTCTGCTGGATGGAGGTGTTGAAGAAACTGGAGCAGGTATTGGAGGTACAGCTTATGCGCGAAAGGCAATTACGTGGACTGTGGCTGGGGCAAGTACAGCTGGTGTTAAAGCAAATAGTGTAGCAGTAGTATTTGCTAATGGAGGAGCTGTGGATTGGGGAGCAGCAATAGACGAGTGGGGAGTATACGATGCAGCAACTGCAGGGAATCAAATTGCCTCCGGGGTTTTAGATGCTGTACGAGATATGAGTATTGCCAGTGCTATAATAACCTTTAACATAAGCGCTGTTAGCCTAACCTTGAGTGACTAATTATGTATGCTAAAATAGTTTATAATGCTGACGTAGCTCATACAGCAACATTAATCTTAGAGCATATTACGCAGCTTTTTACAGGCGAGACTGTTGTTGCGAATTTACTTGGTGGTGATATTGAGGCTGCTGATAGTACCATTGACGTTTCTTTTGAGGCA